AAGAAGCCCAGCACCTCGCTGCGTCGCAGCTTGCGCCGGATAACCACCTGGCCGCCGGCATCGATGCCATGGACCTGGAACCACTGCTTGGCGAGATCAAGACCGATCGTAGTAATCTGCATGACGGACGGCTCCCCTCGTTGTGGCGTTTCGCGACGACCACGTTTTGGCACATCAATGCCGGGAGCGGGGGCCGTCCACCTCATCAAGATGGTTGCGTGCCCCCGATTTGATCCTGCGCGAGATCGCCCGTCCATGAGGCTGCGGCGATCATCCAGCGCATCATGGCGATTGCACAAGAGCGCAACGACAACCTGCGAGATTTTCTTGCGGCCACCTCAGCCAACAAGAGTCATCCATGTTCTGAGTAGCCATCTCCGCATTTTTTTCCCTGCACCCGCGCCCAGACGGAGGACGAAACTGAGTCGGAAGGCTTGGGCAGGCTGAGCCACTTCGCCGGTTTCCTTGACTTCCAGAGTCAGAGGGACTTACCACGACACTGCATCTGACCCCGGGACCGGTCTCCATGTATTACGAATACCCATCGACCAGCACAGTCCACACGACATTCGTCCATCCCGAATACCAGTATTGGCGGGACACGTGGAGGACTTTGCGTGACTGCTACGTGGGTGAGATGGAGATCAAGCGCAAGGGCGATCGTTACCTCCCCAAGCTGGAGGACATGACGAAGGAGGAGTATGCCGCCTACGTGGAGCGGGCTGTCTTCTTCAACATGACGCTGCGCACGCTGGTGGGCCTGCTCGGGACGCTGTTCAACCGCAACCCCGTCGTCGAGAACATGCCGCCCAAGCTCGACACGTCGAACTGCTCGAAACTGAATCAAACCTTGATGCAGTTCGTCCGGGAGGTCGCCCGCGAGCTTATCCACATGGGGCGCTACGGCGTCCTGCTCGACATGGACGACCAGGGCAAGCGGCCGCCCTACTTCGCCGGCTACATCGCCGAGAACATCGTCGATTGGACCGTTCGCGAGATCGAGGGGAGGTGGGTCCTCACCGAGATCATCCTGCGCGAGCTTCGGCTGGCACGGCCCATCCTGAACCCCATCTCTCTGACGCCCGCCGGGCAGATCCTCCCCAACCTGACACACGTCGAGATGGACACCTTCAGCCAGGACAGCGCCGTCACGCGCGCCGCCCGTCGTTGGATCGCCAGCTACCGCGTGCTGCGCCTGGAGGGCGATCCTGACGCCCCTGGGGAGATGATCTACCGGCAATACTACCACACCTCAGAGCGCGGTGACGCCTCGCCTGAAGGCACCCCCTACGCGAAATACACCCCCACCAACCGTGGGCGCCCGTTCCGCTTCATCCCCTTCATGTTCTTCGGCCCGTTCGACAACAAGCCGGACGCCGACAAGAGTCCGCTCCTCGACATCGCGCGGCTCAACGTCAGCCACTACCGCTCCTACGCGCAGCTTGAGCATGGGCGGTTCTTCACCGCCATGCCGATCTACTACGCCCAGGTCCCCGAGGGGCAGAACGAGGGCAGCTACACGATTGGGTCGAGCGTCGTCTGGGAAGTGGCGAAAGGTGACAAACCAGGCATCCTGGAGTTCAACGGCTCCGGGCTGAAATACCTCACCGAGGCGTGCGACAAAAAAGAGGACCAGATCGCCGCACTCGGCGGGCGCTTGGTCGGTGTCGAGCGTGTCAGCGCCGGGCAGTCCAACAACAACCTGATGCTGAAGGAAGCGAACGAGCAGGCCCTCCTGCTGAACGTCGCCAACGTGATCGACGTCGGGATGACCGCGCTGATCCGCTGGTGGGCGATTTGGCAGGACGTCTCGCCGGAAGAGGCCGCGATCATCGGCTTTGAGACCAACAAGGACTTCCTGCTGAACAAGGCAGGCGCTCGTGAATACCGTGCAATCCAGATGATGTATGAGGCCGGGATCATCCCGGTCGAGGTGCTCTACGACTTCCTCCGGCGTGCCGAGGTGGTGCCTGACTGGATGAGCATGAAGGACTTCACCACGTCGCTGAAGAGCGCCGACAGCTTCCCGAACATGGCAGACGTTCGTGCTCGCCAGCGTGGCGCACCGGATGCCAAGACCGAATGGGAGACCGAGCACGTTCTGCTCGATCCGCAGGTTGTTGCCGTGCGTGGCTACGATTCGCAGGCTCCGGCAGGGCAGCAGCCGCTTCCTGGGCAGATCATCGGTGGTCCCATCTCTCTGCCGGTGGCAGCACCGCCTCCTGTATCCGCTCCGCCTGCGCTGGGTCCGGATGGCAAGCCTGTTCCGCCGAAGCTGGGTCCTGACGGGAAACCCGTCCAGCCTCCCGCGCCCGTGACACCTCCGCCGTCTCCTCCGCCGACTGGACCGGTGCAGAAGACTCCGCCGCGTCAGCAAGCGGGTGGCAAGACAGTCATCAAAGACGCAGTTGGCGTCGATGACATCGGACAGGGTACCCCCGGGCAGCCGGCGGCTGGCTCCGCTGGCGCACGCAGCGGTGGTGGTGGTCTCCAGGATGGTCCTGAACTGAACCAGTCGCAGCTTGTCGCTGGGAGCACCACGGTATGATCGCGACCTTTCTCTTCGTTGTGCGGTTCCTGTTCGCCTCGCGCGAGGTGGCACAACAGATGGTAATTGGTGGAGGTTGATAATGGCAACTCTGACCGCGAAACAACGGAAGCGAGTGCCAAAGGTGGATTTCGGAATCCCCAGCAAGGATGAGTATCCGATGGAAGACCGTAAGCATGCTGGGGACGCAAAGGCGCGTGCCAAAGACGCGCTCGATGCAGGGCACATCACGCAGGCGACGTATGACCACATCGTCGCAATGGCAGACGAGAAGCTCGGTGAGAAACCGAAAGGTGCTGGTCACTGAGTTTATTTGAGCCACTTTGTCAGAAAAGTTGACTCAAAGTCAGTAAAACTATACCGACGTCGTTCGAGAATACAAATCCAGGCGAGGGTCGCTTGGTGGATTACGCCAGTGGCGGGATTCTAACAGTCCAAGGCTCGGAGGTTCCGCATGCCGGAAATCGTGTTCGATACTCTTGACGCTGTCCCCGAGGGATTTCGTGAAGTGGCTAGCCAGAAAGATGGAAAGTTCACCGTGAACGTGGTGGCGGCAAACAAGCTGGCGGAGTTCCGGGACAACAACATCAGTTTGGCGCGCGAACGCGATGGGCTGAAGGCATACCATGACTCGCTGGCGGGTATCGTGGGTGAAGACCCGGCGTCGTTCATGACCAGCTACGGCGAGCTTCAGACGATCGCCCAGAAGGTCAAGGACGGCACTCTCAAGGGCTCCGACGCCGTGCAGGCGGAAGTGGCCCAGCGGGTCGCCCAGATGAAGGCAGACTACGAGCGCCAACTTGCTCAGCAAGCCCAGGACGCAAGCACCTGGAAGAGCAAGGCCGGCGAGAACGACACGAAATGGCGCCGGTCGATCGTCGATCGGCAGATCACCGAAGCGGTGATCAGTGACGCAAGTGGTGCGCTTCCGAGCGCACTGTCGGACATCCTGACGCGCGCCTACCGCGTGTTCAAGGTCACCGACGACAACAAGCTGATCGCCAGGGATGGCGAGGCAGTGATCTATGGAGCAGACGGGACAACCCCGATGTCTCCGCTGGAGTGGTTGGCGAAGCTCCGGGAGAGCGCGCCTTACTTCTTCAAAGGTTCCAACGGTGGCGGGGCCACCGGAGCGGCGAACGCAGGCGGTGGGTTGTATGGCGGGATGTCCCTGGCGGACTTCCAGAAGCTCGCTCCTGAAGCCAAGCTCGCACTGGCGCATCGACTGAAGCAGGGCAAGAAGTAGCCCATCAGCTTCGGCGTATCGCGGATCGAGTTGCGTCCAGTCGCGTAAGCGAGACTGACACGGCGTAAGGGCGCTGTGCCGGGTCGGTCTCTCCGAACGCAAACCAGCCCCGCGACCTACCGAGGAGAACAGCAATGGCTCTCACCCTGCTGGAGGCTTCCAAGCTGAATGATGGCGATGTCCATCGTCAGGCAATCATCGAGATGTTCGCCGCGAACAGCGACATCCTTCGTGTTCTGCCGTTCGAAGACGTGCCGGGCGGAAGCCTTTCCTACAACCAGGAAGGCAAGCTGCCGGGTGTCGCATTCCGTGGCTACAATGAAGCCTACAGCGAGAGCGTGGGCATCATGAACCCGCAGGTCGAAGTCCTGAAGATCGCCGGTGGCGATCTGGACGTCGACAAGGCGATCCTGAAGACGCGCGGCATGGAGCAGCGGTCGGTCCAGGAAGCCATGAAGGTGAAGGCGCTGAGCCTCTACCTGACCGGCAAGGTCATCAACGGCGACTCCGAGGCCGACCCGCGTCAGTTCGACGGTCTGCGGAAGCGCATCCAGGGCTACCAGCTTCTCGGCGCCAACTACGTCACGCCGACGAGCGACCTGCCGCTGTCGCTGGAGGCGCTGGACGCCGCCATCGACCGCGTCGACAACCCGACGCATCTGCTCATGTCGAAGGACATGCGCCGGAAGCTGACGGTCGCCGCGCGTAACTATCAGGTCGGTGGCTTCATCGACTACAGCCTGGACGAGTTCGGCAAGCGGGTGACGCTCTACAACGATCTGCCGATCCTGATCGCCGACTACGACGACACCGGCTCGAAGATCATCGACTGGGTCGAAGCCGGCCCGAACGGTGGCACGACCTGCCAGTCGCTTTACGTTCTGTCGATCGGCAGCGGCATGGTGACCGGCCTTCAGAATGGCACCATGGAAGTCAACGACTTGGGCGAGCTTCAGACCAAGCCGGTCTACCGCACGCGCGTGGAGTGGCTTGTTGGCCTCGCCGCGATGCACGGTCGTTGCGCCAGCCGTATCTGGGGCATCACCAACGCCGCAGTGACCGCCACGTAAAAACGGACGCCACCCCGGGGGAGAAATCCCCTGAGGGTCCGACACCACTCCCTCTGAATCAGGAGACAGTCCAATGACCGTCCGTTCCGCCTTCAATCGGTTCCCGCTCGATGCCCTGCTGTGGCTTCAGCCGGATACCGCCCCCGTGATTACCGCGACCGCTGCGTCCGCCAACTCGTATCCGATCGACTTCTCGGTCGGCTACTGGAACACGGATGGTGGCGTCGACGCCGCGACCCTGCTGGAGTTCGCCGTCGAGGTGATCGTCAACACCATTGCCACCACCGGCACCTACAGCCTCGCCGTGCAGGTTGCACCCGACGCCGCGTTCACCGTTCCGGTGGTCCTGGCGACTGTCGCGCCGACCGCGACGGGCCGCACGACCCTGGTCGTGTCGCGCGAAGCCATCGCCGCTGCGCTTGGAGCCAACCAGACGGGCTTCCTCCGGGTCTACGCACCCCTGGGTGGCACCACCCCGTCGATCGCCTACGAGTCCTATCTGGCGCCGCTGTCGGGCGACTAAGTCCCGGCGCGACCCCAAGTAGAAAGGGGAGGCAAGTGTGCCTCCCCATTTTTTTTCCGGGGTGACGGATCGGCTGAGAGAGCATCCCCTGCGCAAGCAGTAGCCGGATTGACCCGAACAAGGAGAAGCCTATGACCGACAACACCGTCGACGTGTGGGACCTGAAGGGCGTCAAGCACACAGTCACACGCGCGAACGCCAACGATTTCGTGACGCACCTGGGCTGGACCCGGAAGTCGCCGATCGTAGCTGCGGCTGCACCGGCTGCTGCGCGCGAGCCCGAGGCCGCTCCTCCGGCTCAGGCGAAGCCGGTCGACCCGGTCGATCTCACTCAGATGTCCCGCGAGGGGCTCGTGCGCTTCGCCCAGGAACACTTTGGCATGACGTTCGATGCGAACGTGTCTGCCGAGGCGATCTTGAACGCTATCCTGACCGAGCAGACGAGCTAACCGTCCGCTCCAGTTTCGCAATGCTTGACTGATCGCGTAAGTATAGCTTACCAAAGGAGATAAGGCTGACGCAGCGTGTTGGCCCATCTCCCTTGTTCTTTTTGGTGGAGGCAACAATGCTGATGATGGTCTACGACAA